CTTCTAAGCTGTGGGTCATGGGTTCGAATCCCATCCTGATCACGAAGAGCGGAAGTTTATAATTGTTTGATATTTAGCTGTTAAACTTCCGCTTTTGTTTTAGATCTTTCCCCTTTTGTAGATTAAAAAAAAGGATATAAAGTCCACTTTTGGACATAAAAGCTTATCCTTCGCGTATCCTAAAAAATTTAATCTATATGGCTACTTTAAAATTGACACTTTTCAAGGCCAAGGCTCTCAAGGATGGGAGGCACAAGGTCAGGGTGGCGGTCTGCCACAAGAGAGAGACTTGTTATATCGTGACGAACGTGATATTAGATAGCGAGTCCCAGTTTAAGAACGGTCAAGTCGTAAAGAGACCGGACGCTTCTTTTATAAACAAAAGATTGAGGAATATGCTTAATGAGTATCAAGACAAGCTTGACTCGATTAAGAACCAATCGTTATATACATGCGTGCAGATAAAGGGCATGTTGGTTAATTCAGCAGGGGATAACGATATCTCTACGTTCAAGGATGTAAGCTCATCCTATGAAAGGGAGTTGATCGATAATGGGAGTATCGGGTACTCAAAGCTGATCGAGCGGAATTGCAGGTATTTTACCGAGTTCGTGAAAGGGGATATATTCCTTTCCGATATCACTCCAGAACTGATAGAAGGTTATTCTAGGTTCTTGAGGAATAAAAAGGGAATTGGGGAGGCCACGAACTCCATGATGATGAGACATACCAAGACTATAATCAATAAGGGTATAAAAAGAAGGCTTGTGAAATATGATGTCCATCCTTTCGTAAACTTCCAGATATCGACCTCTCCCGTACGTGAGGTTGACATATCTTTCGAGTCATTTAATCGTTTGCGAATGGCCGATCCTTCGGAGCGTCGATTAAAGGTGGCGCACGATCTGTTTTGCTTGTCGTTTTATCTTGGAGGTATCAATCTTATAGATCTACTCGGCATTGATTTCCGTGGAATCGATACGCTGGAATATGTAAGGACTAAATCTAGGAATATGACGAGGGGAGGCAATAAGATCGTGTTCTCTATACCAGACCAAGCGAGAGATATTATAGATAGATGGATGGATAAGAGGACTGGCAAGTTGGATTTCGGATATAAGTTTTCCTATCCTAATTTCTCTAGGTATCTTTCTCGTTCGCTATCCAAATTGGCGCAGTCGTTAGGGATAACGGAAAAAGTGGTGTATTATTCCGCTCGTAAATCTTTCGCTCAATACGCTTCCGAGATAGGAATTCCGGATGGGGTCATAGATTATTGTTTAGGGCATTCAGATAAGTCGAAAGGCGTGATACGTTATTATACTAAGGTAAAAAAATTTCAAGCGGACATGGCGATATCAAGGGTAATTGATTACGTTAACAATCCGGATCGTTACCGGGATTATGTGGAGATGAGAAGGGATATAATGATGATGCGTGGGTAATATGTTTTTTATCATTAATGCTAAATAATATGTGAATATGATAAACTTTCATAAGCCGACAAAGGCTATAGGAATGGGCATTATAGCAACAGTATTACTTATCGTGCGACAAGAGACTATAGCGTTAACCTTGAGTATAAATTGTGCATGTCTTAAAAAATTATCAATAATAAAACGTAAATGTTATGGAAAAGAGCGATCGTCTTATAGAATTGCTAGAGATTTTGAAAAGGGCTGAATGTATATTTGTTGAACAATGGAAAATCTTATATAAAGAGGATGAGATTGACATGGAAGATATTTTCAGCATATTCTATAAAGGTAGTAATGATTGTGAAATTCAAGTAAAAAAATTGATAATTAAAAATATAGATAGTGTAGTATGTAATAGGGTGGAGACTGCATGATAATTCGAGTTATAGAAAAGGAAAAATGGACCAATAAAAAACGCCCGTGTTTTTTTCTGACACGGGCATTATACTTTGGCGATGCGAAAAATAGAACTATTTTGTCCTTTCTTGCAGGAGTTTCGATATCTTAACCAGTAATTGTTGCAACTCAATATTGCTCAACCCTTCCAGATCTACATTTGCAACCTTTACTTTCTTACTGTTATCGTCAAAGGAATTTATCCTCTCCTCCAAAAGAGCGGTTACTAACTCGTCTATTTGACCCTTGATCTTTTGAGCCTTTAGCTCATAATTGATAGTTCTTGCCATAATATAGTTTTTAATGTTATTTATTTTCGATGAAATCTAGCTGATATCCTAATGCGTCTCCTATTTTGGACAGGATGTCTATACCAGTGCTGTATTTACCTGTCTCTATCCGGGCGATGTTTCCCGGGGCTAGGCCTGTAAGTTCCGCTAGTTTGTACTGTGATATCCCGGCCTCCATGCGGAGCTGGGCTATCCTTTTGCCTATTCTCTCTCGATCATTCATTTCGCTCGTCCTCCCAATCGCAATAATTGCAATACCATACTGCGCATTTTTTCATTATCCCTAATAACATTTCCCGGTCTTCCACAGGATCAAGAGTACAGCTATGATGCAAGGCCATCAACAGCCTCTCGGTTCTTGATCCTTCGTTCCTGAATTTAAATGTCAATACATTAGGATTAAGCCCTATCAAGTCAAAATCCCTATCAAACACCTCAAAAACGGAAGCCGAGCGTACATGCTCGATGATTGTCCGATCTCCCAATAAGTTCCCTTCATGAGAATGGGCATCCCAAAAAACCCACTCCGGTAGATTAAGTTCTATTTGTTTCATAGATTATTGTAGGCCTCTACTATTTTATATAAACTCCTCGTTATTCTTTAGCCGGCTCCATGCCTCCTATCGGCTGGATTCTTCCGAGCGGTCGTGTACCTCGTCGCCTCCCGATAGATAGACTTTTATTAGATATTCCATAATGATCATTCTATATCTTCTATCGCATAATCTCCAGATGCAGCAGGAGCAAGCTCATTTACAATACTGTCAATTTTTTCCGCATCTTCATCAGATATTTCTATCTGCATATTTTCATTGCAGATCATATTAATACCATTATTTTCTAAAATCTCCAATAATTCACGATTGTTGCAATATAATGTCTTCATTTTTAGGTGTAATATGCGACGCCATTATTCATGTTCACGTTGAATTTTTTGCCATCCTCTAATCTGGCTACTATTTTATAGCATCCCTTCTTCGAGTCATTATATATATGGCTTAACTCGTAATATTCATCTTCGGCAACATGGACAAATTGCTGAAACCGGTTGTAAACTAATTTTAGTTCAACGTCTCTCTTAGAGAATCCATTTTCGTACTTAAAAGTTTTCATGATTTTATGCCGCTTATCCGTTGCCGCCGGTTCTATTGTTATTTTGATATTGCAAATATACTATCAAATTTGATAGTATGCAAGTTTTTCAATGATTATTTTTTATGCTCTATGGCATATTTTCTTTCTCTTTCTCCTCCAGTACCTTTTTAAGCTGATAGAGGCTTATTATATCGTATTCAAACGTAGGATTTTCCCAATTTTTCCGGACAGAGTTCGTCTGAACCGATATAAATTTCCGTAGGTCAAATATGTATTGACATTGTGACAGTCTTATCTCGTTAAATGTTATCTCGTAGTTATCAAACCACTCTAAAAGTTGTTTAAGTTTCTCGTTCATGGTATATAAATGATTAACACCCGCGAATATACCAATAATGCCTATATGACCGGACCTAACTATATACGAATGATTCGTAAATAAAGATACGATGTTGGATAATCGATTATTTGAAGCTCAAAAAATAATCCTTAGCCTCTTTTGGCATCCTTCGGCCCTCGAGACAGATATATCTATCCGTGGTGCCTCTCGTATGACCAAGTATCCTCTTTATCCATATCTCCGAGACACCACGTGCCGCCAGATTGGAGGCGCAGCTACGACGTGCCGTATGCGACGCTATAAGGTCGCATTTTCTTCCAGTTATATTCTTCCCAGCCTTAAAACATCTTGTTTTTGCCGTGATGCCGGCTTTCTCGGCTAGTCTCCGGATCGTGTCATTAAAATATACATCTGAAACCGTTCTATCGCTCAGGGCGGGGGATATCTCCTTTATCATACGCCTTAATATAGGAGATACGGGGATCTCTACATATACCTTTGTTTTCTGGCTTACGTAAGACATCCATCCTCCATCGATATTCTCCGGAGTGAACTGGGAGAAATCGGAATGGCGAGCGCCCGTGACGCATCCTAGCAAAAACTGATCCCTTATCAATCGTTCGGTATCATTCGTTACCTCCACTTCCGACATCTGCCGTATCTCTACCTCGTCCAAGAAAGTATTCACCGACACTTGCTCTTTAAGTGTCAATATAGAGGCAAAATCGAAACTCAATCTCGACTCATCCGAATATCTGTTAAGTACGGCTTTTAATTTAGCCGCATATTGCCGGGCGGAATTAGGGGATACCCGTTCGCCCATATATTCGGTAAACCGGATAAGCCGGAGCTTTGAAAGTTCGCTCCATTCAGCGTCGCATCCATTCGCCTCCTCGAACATCCTGATGATGATCCCGTATTTCGGGTACTTTTCTAAAAAAGCCTCTTTAAGTGCAATCATTGCCTACTCCTTTCATTTTTTTACGTTTGACTCCATAAATAAACCGGAAATGAACGCGATTATCATTAATCCGGATATTATTGCGAGAGCCTTAAAACCTCCTAATAATATTATAATTAAAATGATCCATACAACAAGACCTAATTGCATCGCTTTATATTTTATGCCGGGCTTTCGTCCCGCTGGTTAGATTATATTACTTTCTTATATAACACTTCTTAACCGCCCGTTCTTGTCTACATGCGCATTAAGTATTTCCGCCTCTTTTTCGGCTTCTTCCTTAGTCTGGAAGCAGTCTATTATGCAGTTGTCCAAATTATCTAGTATACCGTAATATCCTAGCGTTGACGGCTTATCCTTGATGGTGTAACGCATTCCCTTTACTTTCTTTTCGTAAAATTCTACATTTTCAACCATTGGTTTATAATGAGATGAAATGCTTAATATTCCTACCTCTATTTTGTTGTCAAATTTAATTATACCGGGCAAAGCGTTGTATAAACTCCTATTTAAGCTTACGCCGTCATAGGTTACGCCGTGTTTGCGCTCTTTATCCGTGTACACGTTGAAAACATCGCCCGGCTGTATGTCCTCGCAAACTTTAGCGCCGGTTATTATTCCGGCCCCTTCTATATCGTAATAGCATACGCCGTTAAAGCTGCCCGTTTCGGTAAAATGGATATTTTCAAGCGGGTACGCTTCTTCCGTTATCTCGTCCGCTTCTTTTGATGCTTTGGCGAACTCGATAAGTTCGGCAGTTTGTCCGCTTTTAGCTTCTATTGGTTGTGTGGGTTCATTCAATTCTTTATTTATTTCCTCGCAAGTGTTATAAATGGAGGAAAAACGAGATATTTTTGATAGATCATTTTCTACATTATCGCCTTTTGTTAATTTATCAACACGGCGGAGGAATTCGAATACTACTTCTTTGTTTACTCTCGGTATGCTCGGATGTTTTGAGAAATAAGGGACGGTAACGACGCGGAAAAACTCATCATGCTTCAGATTATACAAACTTTTGATATTCTTCTTTATCGTGTTTTCAGAATGTCCTTTTTTGACATTCTCACGCAGCCTCTTAACTATTTTGAAAAAGTTATCGCTTTGCTCGAATATCTTAGCGTTTGTTTCGGCGGTGTCCGCTTCTACTGTTTTACTTTCTGTTATCTCTTTAGGTAGTTCGGGCAAAGAAACGCTTTCCGGCTCTGCTGACGGCGCGAGCAATGCCCGCACTTTGTCCGCCTGTTTCTTTGAAAATATCCATCCGGCTCGCTTTTCACCGTTATGATTTAAAGCCGGGTTAAAGCGTCCGCCCAATTCCTTTAATTGCTCTTTGATCGCCTTCGTATCGCCAAACACCGCGATAGCTTTTTCGGAATAGTCCACGATTTCAAGACCTTCAACCGTTACTGCTTCTACTTCTTTGGCTTTCTCAACCTTTTCAGCCTTAACGCTGCTTTTCTTTACCTTCGGTTCTATTACCTTATATTCGTCACTCACTTTGATTTTTAAATAGAAATTAGTGTCGAAATAGTCTTGCATGCTGTCGCTATCATCATAGCGGAAAGAATTGGCATAAGCTGTTACAGCGTCCAACACTTTAAACATTTCGGGCGTAAGTTCTTTTTCCCATCCCTTTACGGTGTTCATCGTATCCATATACCCGCGTTCCGCACTTCTTGATCCCTCTACAAAGGGGATACAAGTACCTTCCTTTAATTCAATATACATAGAATCCGTGTACATGCTCCATTCGGAACGTATAGAGAATTTAAAACTAGGAAAATTCTTCTTTGTAAAAGCTCTGACTTTTGAGGCTATTTCCTTTGTAGATAATTTGCTGTCATAGTTTGAGCCAGCCCAACCGTTTTGCGTGTAGAAATTCATTGTTTTCATGTCTGTAATATTTAAATTGTTATTAATTGCTAATTATTACAGCGTCTTTTTGTCGGATGGAACGCAAAGCCTATTTTTGTAAAAAAAATAAAGTGTTTAGGGCGGATTCCCGCCCCGTGGCTAAAATAAAGTTATTACAAACTCTATTTTTAAATGCCACACCTTAAAAGAAATCGAGAGTCTCATAAGGTAACACTTTTAAATGTTAGATTCAAGTCTAACGGCTTTTGCTGGATTATTCCAGTTTTTACGGCGGTACTACCAATACCGCCGTTTGCTTTTTCCATCATCTTAAATAACGCTTGCGAGATCAAGCCCTTTTTTAGCTCTTTCTTACATTACAAATATACAACAACTTTATATTATACGCAATGTTTAATGTGCTTATTTTTAGATTGATATGCAAATTAATGAGCAAAAAAATATACAATATAAAGAGGATTGCGTAGGCGCATCGGCTAGGTTCTATATTATTGAACATTGAGAGGTGGACTACTAGATAAAGCCTTGAGGACTGCGTATTGGGGCGTAATGAATGGTTTATGATGAGGGAGGGAGGTTTAATACAGATAGACTGTATCTATTTTAGTGATAGATATTATCTATTAAATTAGACGTGAAGGATAAAATACTTTAATAGATGGAATCTATTTAATTATGATAGATTTTATTTATATGTGTAGTGGTTAAAATATGTATATGGTTACAGCAACTAAAGCTTGTCTTTTTTGCTCTAATCGCTTTTCCCCTGTGGGCGTCCTTAATAAACGGAATATATTATTATTGTCTATCATTGTTTATGTTATATGTATAATATAAAATACTATGTGTTGTAACTTGTTGATTAATAGTGTTTGTTGGTGAAAAAGTATGCAAAAATACACCCACCCCCCCCTGTTATATCATACAAGAAAAGGCATGTTACCTTACCTAAAAATTTTTTCCCCTGTTTTTTTCTTTCTTGTTTTTTACGTAAAAATGAATAAACAAATCATAATATTTATTTATTACTCTATTTCGTATCACTTTTGCTACAAAATAAATACGATGTAATATATAGTTTTAATCTATAATGTTGTGATTTTTAATAGATTTTATCTATGATGATATAAAATATACATTATCTTTGTATGGTAGATTAAATGATATATATCATTATATTATGGGGTTAGATGTTTCAAATAATGTAGATATTGGATTTGATTGTGATTGTAACTCACAGAGTGATAGACTTATATCTTGTATAGTGCAGAACCTTGTTCATACGGGAAATAGATACGAAATGGCGATTTCCGGTAGTCCTACAGGAAAGGAGAGTGTGAATTTGTATTATGAGAACCTTGACAGCGTCATAGAATCGGTGTATACGACAGTATCGAAAAGTGATCTTGCCCTTTATAAGGGCAATGTCTATTTTTTCACGGGCAAGATATACGAGATAGTTCCGGGTCATGCTTACTTGAAGCGTGCTATGCGTACGTATTTGCGTGTATCCGGTGTTCCCAAGGCTTTCATTGTTCGAAGCATCAAGGATATAATGGCTGAGATGTACAATTCACTTGAGATAAACAGGGTGTTGCGTCCTCGATATAACGTCATGGCTTTTGAGAATGGAGTTGTGGACATGCGGGATGGTGTTTTGCGGCCTTTCTCAAGGGATCATCATGTGATATACCTTCATCGATATAGGTATGATCCTGAAGCTAAATGCCCAAAGTGGCATTCTTTCTTGAGGGGTACGGAGTTTGGGAAAAGGATTTATTCGGGAGGTGTCTTGCCTGACAAGAACGATCGTACTATATTGCAGATGTTTCTTGGCCTGTCTTTGTATGATAGGGGAACGATGGATAAGAAGGTGGAAAATGCTCTTGTGTTGTTTGGCAATGGGTCGAATGGGAAAAGCGTTATAATGGATACCGTGATGGGGATATTAGGGGAGGATAATATCTCCAATTTGAGCATGGAGGCCTTGCTTCGGGGAGGCGATGAGCGTCAAAGAAATCTATCCCAGATAGAGGGCAAGATATTCAATTGGTCCGGGGAGATGGAGGCTAGGACCTTTGCGGGAAGGGAAGACGCCGCTAAAAGCCTTATATCCGGTGAGCCTCAGCTAGGGCGCAGGATAGGGAACAACGCCTTTAAGATAACGAATATCCCATACTTCATATTTAACGCTAACCGCTTCCCCGCTGGAGGAGATAGCAGCTTTGGCTTTTTCCGTCGTTTCATATTCATCGTATTTGATAAGGTCATTGATGAAAGGCATATGAACTTGAAATTGACCCATGAGCTTAGGGATGAATATCCCGGGATATTGAATTGGATAAGGAGAGGGGCCTTGCTCCTTCAGAGGAATGGCTTCAAATTCCCGGAAAGCGAGGGTAGCCTGAGAAAACGCATCAATGAGATGGGATTATCGGCCCTCGGGAAATCTTGGGCCATGGCGAGAGGTTTCTTTGCCCTCCCGAGAAAAGGGATGCCTAATGATATGCCGCATGAGGTTGATTTCGCTATCATTTATGATGATGTCAAGAATTACGCGGAAGAAAATGGTTTCCCGATGGTGAGCCGGCAGACGTTAGCCGCCCATTTCAGGGAATTGGGTTTTGATAAGGAGAGAAAGAGAAAGGTTGGACGAACGGTGTATTATAAATGCTATGGTCTCACTTCCGACCTGCTTATTTCGACATCGGTCCCTTTGGTGTCTGATATGAGTGTAGGAATCAATAATGAGGGGTTTCAATATGGGGAAGAGGATTGAAATACATGAATTTCACCCAACTATATATCCGAGGTTAATATGGGTGGCTAAATTGAGAAACGAAAAAGATATAAACAATGTTTTTGCGGAACGAGATGGTTCCGAGATATATCTTGGCATTAAAAAAGGCAATGAACCTAAAGCTACGACTTTAAAGGTATGGCATAAAGAAACGGGTAAATATGGAGTATTGGTTTGTATTCATAGCCGTATTAATGTAGAGGATGTAGCGCATGAGGCAGTTCATGTGGCGAGTTGTATTTTTGATGATTGCGGTATGGATATGGGATTTGACGGAGGGAAAGATGAGTGTTTCGCATATCTTGTTGGATTTGCCGCGGATTGTATCAATCAAGTAAGAATTAACAAGTTTAGAGAATAATATGGAATACGGAAAGAAAATTCAAGTTCACAACTTTGTGATGCTGAAATATAAAGTTGACAAAACATCTTTTATTAAAGTAGCTTCGGCGGCTGGTGATTGGTTTGTGTCGTATCGGGAGGATAATATTATGTACTTGACTCTTGATCTGGCCAAAGAGGAGGAGTATGAGGCCTTATACAATGTCTTTACGGGTATTTATGGAACATGTAATATAGTGGATCCGGATTTTACCAAAGAGGTATTTGATGCCATGAATAGGCATTTCGAGAATTTAAATGGTAGTCGTCCGGCCGTTTCGGATGAGGATGATTCTAGGGTTTTAGAGGAAGATCGCAGGTTGAATGAGATAAAGGACTTGGGATGAGGTTATGGGCGAGATAGTAACCATAGAACTTGGAGATGGCAGAAAAATAGGCGCAATGAGGCAAATTTATTTCGATCATTTAAAAATGCGGGGAGAAGTTAGGTTTCTAGGGTTTGATGGATGCTATTACTATATAGATAGGGACATCATAAGTATTAATGAGGAAATGGTAAGATGTAATACCCAAGACTTGCTTTGACAATTTTTGTCCGACAATAAACTAACTGTCAGAACAAGTCTTGGGTATTAAACATAAATATTTAAAGATTGTTGTTTTTCCTCTTATTCGTTAGAAACAAGCAGCACTTGTTACATGTGAGCGGAAGGTAGTAATGTACGGTAGTATCTTCCTCTTCCACTACCTCCTTTTTCATTTGTTGCAAATCGGCGATGAGCTTGGTGGTGTCCAGCCATTCCTTGGATCCTACCTTCATCCTTGACTTGGCTATGATCAATCCCTTCAGAGTCTCTTCCTTGGTAGCCATGGACAAGGCGTCATCCATGGAGATGTCATCGTCGTTTTCCTCATGCGTATCTCGCCTTTCTTTTCTCTTCCCTGATGATTCCATATATTTGGAGAAGTCCGGGTTGTTGACCACGGAACGCATTTGCGACTTTATATAACTATCGGACAAGGTCATGTTATATCCGAAAGCTGCGATATAAGCGTCGTTGTCCTTCCATCCTGATAGCATGAGGTCGGCGAATATCTTTTCCTCTATTGATATCTTCGCTTTTTTAATCTCTGTTTTTATGCCTCTTGAATAATCCATAGATTCATTATTTTATGATTATACGAATACGAAATAGCACCGGCAGTTTATATGCCATTGATATTTATAGTCTTGTATTGGGTGAAAACCTACCATGTCATCGCATATCGCACACGGGTACGAGCTACCCCGGAATGAGTAAAATCCCATAGCCCCATTTCTCAATGCCTGATCTCCATACCACCACATCCATGCTAGCCCTATGTCGTTTCTGGATAGTGTGGTAATTAAATTATATGCCGAATTGCTTTTGCCAACTCCGTAGCTCATGCCCTTTGTCTCTATACGAGTAGCGGACAAGCCCTTTCCGAATGAATCTTTGATATCCGGGTTGTTGTAAGGCGCTGAAAGACTTCTCTGGATGGCGGATAATGTATCTTCGCCGGTTTTACCTAAGAATATACCGGCAGCTATCGCCGCCTCTAGTTCGAATTTATACCTATTGGCGTATTCATTTACCCTTTGCTTGAAAGTCTTGCCATATCTTTCAGCGTTCAAGAACGTTAGAATGGCACCTTTATCTTCTTTCCGGTCATATACGGACAATATTTCCGTTGCGTAGATAATATTATCCTTTAATTCACGGATAATCTCATCTACCTCTTCCTTTAAAGACTCATTAGAGCTGAACCGGAACAATCTAGGGGAAATATTGTATTTTTGGGATACAGCGATTATCTTGCGTGCCGTCTCTATCATGTATTCCTCAATATTATTCTTAACGCTGATTTCCGCTTCAATTCTTGTTTGAAGGAATCGCTTAGCTTCCTGTATTTGATCCCCTGTTGGCATTCGCTAATTCTATTTGACTTAGTAAATCGTTTTGTTGCTCCTCTTTAGCCTCCCTTACAATCCTTTCCCATTCGCCTATGACGGAATACATGGGTATACGTTCGGACGCTGTTTGTCTTGATATGAATCCGTTTTGTACGGCGGAGGCCAGATCAGCGACCATGGCGGATTCATTCACGTGGATATATGGCTTGATCCACCAGTTTATAGGCAGGTTGATAAAATCTATGGATTTCTCCTTTTCAACCCCTAATCCATACGTGAATATTTTTACCATGTCATCAAGGAATGGCTGATATTCCGCAGAGTCAATCATCGCTTTCTCGTAAGCCGGGGAATATAGTATCTTCAACGCCGCCGCCGGCAGGTCGCCGGACTTTAACTCCGGTGGGATTACGGCGAATGATTGCTCATATATCATTTTATATAATGTATCGAGCTGCTTGACGAATGACTCAGACGCGTCCGGTTGCGACAAGAACGATGCCTTGTCTTCCGGGCCTCCGGTGATTATCTTTACGGATCCGTTCAAATCGTGTTGCATGGCCATGGAATCAGATCCTTCGCCTTGCAAATACATGATAGGAAAACCGTACGCTTGATTGTTCTGGGCCATCTGGGAAAACGACATCTCATAACCGTCGCATGCGTCTTGAGAAGGGCTCCAGCATGCCCCGTCCTCATCCCGTCGATAAGCGACTGGAACGAAAGGGAAACCATGAATGGATTTATCCACCAGATCATATCCATCGATCCCAAATACCCCCAAGATTCTATTTATAGCCCCTTTAGCTCCTTTCTCGGCCCGTTTATAGCGATACAGTGTCGTGTTATCCCATACCTCCAACCACTCGATAATACGATTCCCTAGATCGTCATAATCGTAGTATGAACGGGCGAAAAGATTCATCTTGTTCGTTATAGGATCATAATGTGGATAAAGGGTATCCCCGTTCTGGTACGATAAGGTTTTGTATCCGAACTTACCGTCCCTCAAATATCCGACCATGGCGGAGTCTCCTGTTATTTTTGTTGATTTTACGGCCTCGAAGAAAGCTATCTCCATGTTTTTCTTCAACCACCCCTCTTTAAATAAGAGGAAATCCTTTATCTCTTTCTCGGAAGGCTTGTCTTTGGTTAATTCGAATTGTATGTCATTGCCGCACAAATGGACTGTTTGTTTAACCGTTATTATTTGCTGGAAGGCGAAAGAGTAACGAGGGACAAGCTCTTTATATATACGTCTGCTGGTCTTGCCCGTGGGTTCTCCATTCTCGTCAAGGACAGGCTCTTCCTCCATCCTGTAAATATCAGGATAAACCTCGTGGTCATTGATGACGTGACCGGATGGATAGTATTCCCTCATGAAATCCGATTGGGTTACCATCGTGTAGTAACAAGGATCGTTCTGCGAGAACGGTTCATTGTCCGCCATGAATGTCCCATGCCTCATGTAACCTTCGGGCCTAATCCTTTTCCAAGGTCTTTTCGTCTTGATATCTCTTTTATCCATATTTATAAGGGTTTATAGGATACGTATCTAAGCATCCCTTTAGGTTTGAAAATCTTTTTTTTGTTGATCTCGAAATACATGCGGTAGATAAGCGACTCGAAAAAGTCGGGAGAATAACCTACCGCCTTTATCATCCCGTCTTTGTTTATAAGCTCGAACCCGCCGATATTGGAGTTGTCCTTGTGCCGTATGCACTTGCGTTCTTTCATCAGGATATCCTTTAGCGGCACTTTTTGATACTTCCCCTTTTTGCCGGAGAACTTTAAATCAAGCAATCTAGGCTCAATGGATATCTTGCCGTCCTGTATATAGTGCGCCAGCATCTCGGCGCATTGCGACTTCACGTTTTTATATGATTTCTCGAACTGTCTCTCAGGTTTTTGTGTTCCCGTGAATTTAATGGCTCTTTTCACGTGCCCTGATATAGCTTGTCCTACCCCCCAGTAGTCATATATAACGTTTTCCTCCCGAACGCCCCATTCATCTAGCTTCGCCTTGAACATGGTTTCCGTACTGGCGGAGTTTTCTCGCATGACGAACACGTCTTTGATATGCAAGTCTATCCATAGCCACATAACGCAGAAGTCCCCTCCCTCAAATGCTATATCAGCAGAAACATAACGGATGCCTTTATCTATTTGAGCAGGAGTATTAAAAAATATGTCCATGTCTGACATCTTTATAAGGTCATCTCCTGTATTTTTAAAGTTCCAGTTCCCGTCAAGATCCCTTGACCTTTGTTCTTCGTCTTGCTGTACAAGGCTGGAAACGTAATTGGGGTCTGACCCTATAAGTTTGATGTTTTCTTCTAATTTCCCTCTTATGAATGTTACGGATTTGATATACATTGTCACTTTGTCAAACCCTAATTCTTCAAATTCGGGTTTCCAATGCCTGTCAATAATATTTTTGCATTGGTCATAAACTTCCTCGGGCGTATCTCCCCAATATATAGAATCGGGGGTATCCCCGTCCATAAAACAATATCGTACAACACCGTCCCGTTCATCTATAGGCAATCCGTCTTCGCCTATCCACCAATCAATAAATTTACGAACCCAACTATCTGGATCTGGATTACAAGTCCCTACCATACGATTACGAATACCCCTAGCATTTCTATTACAAGTCATTAAAAACTTGAATTTTGCATATTCCATTTGTGGTATTTCGTCTATAGCTATATAAGCATATTGTTTTCCACGGAAACGTTCTTTAAAGTCGGCTACAGTGTCGGAAAAATGGGAAAAAGCAAGCGATCCTCCTCTATAGAAATTCCAAGTCATATCGCTTTGTGATTTATTGTATTTACCATATTGGTTATAGAGATGATATGACTCCTTTTCCAAATTATCAAAGTCTTTCTTTTCTTTTCTAAAAATTAGTGAATTAAAATAACGATTGTTGATGTCTTTTATAGCTTCTAAAAGCATGGCATACGTTTTTCCTCCGCCACGATTTCCGCCTATGAAAGTCAAGTCAGCATTACTCCCTACAAATCTCTCTTGCGATCCTTTTTGAGGGATAATCTTTAGATGATTCGCATTCTTCTTATCAGACATACGACACACTTCAATATACTCATAAGAATATACATGATCGCCAGAATCCGTTTTTATATCTTTCTCTAGTATCTCCATCACGAATAAAAAAAGGCCGACAGGACATTATTTGAATGTCTTATCGGCCCTCTAGGAACTCTATTGCTTGTATACCGCAAATATATAAATAAAATCTATTTATATTGTTGTTTATATAGATAATATCTATTATATTTGCGCAATAACATAAATGTGTATGCTTAAAATATCGACAAGGATAGATGACACGGAACCGGAAAGGCAGACCATGATGGTAGAATGCCCGTATTGTGGAAGAAAGATGGTAGACGTGCAATACGCTTCCGGAGTGACGCTATTGAGAATCAAATGTACACGATGCAAGCATTATGTGAAAATAAATATGACAGAATAAGGGAGTATTAGAATTTAGGTACTTCTTTCATTAAATAAAGAGCTTCATAGAGAGCCGATTGTAGCGATTAATCTCGTTACGGTCGGCTCTTTTTTTAGTATAAACAATTGAGAAATGGAAAAAGAGACCCTTTTGGCAGGATTAAAAAAAATGCTCGGAGAACCCGGAGCAAATGGATACTTCGGAGACACCGGAGTGACAGCTAGGACGCTTGACGCTTACGTTGACGCCCTTTTGCCGACAATCTCGTCTGATGACACTGTGAACGACTTGTTTTATCAGTCTCATGCGAATGTAGTCAAGGCGATGGGTGGACAAATGCGCCACGAGCAAGCTGAATTCGTGAAGAACTACAAGCCCCAAGGCGGTGGAAATGGATCTGGTGCCGCCTCTCAAAACCAGTCCCCCACAAACAGTGGTGGTGATGATTTGTTGAAACGGCTTGAGGCTATCGAGCAGGAACGTGAGCTTGAAAGGAAGACCTCCATTGAAAAGAGCTTGCGTGAGAGAGTTATTAATAAAGCGAGCGGGTTGAATGTGTCAAACAAGGCGTTATGGGAAGATGTGGCTAACCTCGTCCCTATTACTGAGGGCATGGATGAATCCAAGCTGGAGGAAGAGACAAAGCGTTTGTACGAGTCAAAACTTAAGGCTTACAGCGGAGATGGGGCTACACCGTACAGAGGCGCAGGAGGAAGCGGAGGCTCGGGAAATACGTCAAAGGCTTTGGATGATTTCTTCGCCAAGAAAGCGCAAGAAGGCAAATTCCCCTCAAATTCTAAAAACAATTAAAAATGGGAACATTAGGAAACACTTTTGGCAGAGGTCAAAAAGAATATGGTTCCGGGAAAAATATCTGGCATGAGGTGAGAGGTTCCTTCCCTGTCGGGGGAAGCATCACCAATATTTCGGATTTTAAGGGTAAAGTTATCCCCGCCGGATCCATGTGTGTGCTTGATCAATCGGCTCACACGATTAAAATAGTAAAAGCGTCCGAGATAAAGACGGCATCGCAATCAGAGGCTACGGTAGAGCCTAAAACGATCAAAGGACTTTTGTATCACGATGTATACGTGGAGAATGATACTACATACGCCACGGGCAATGTCGTGTTTGCGGGGGAGATTTACGCCGATCGTCTAGCGGAGGAGGTTCCGGATGAGGTATGGGCCGTTCTTCCTATGATCGTACCTATTCATGAATCATAAAAGGAGGTGAGAGATGAAAAACATGGTATCTAATTATTACGATCTAATGACATTCGGGTTGGGAGGGGCTACTTTCCAGCAATTTGTCGATCGTTTCTTGGAGAAATATAATTCTCCTCAGACTGACGGATTCGCTTGGGATCCGGAAATCCAGTTGGATTATACATACGAGCAGTTGCTATCGTCACTTAATATCGCCACGCTCCCTGTTTATGTGGACGAGGCATCCGAGGGTTTGGACAAGTCATTCGGTGAGTTCAAGATAGGTTCCAACAAGATCCCTACCCAGAAACATCGTTATCCTATCAGCGCGAAAATGATGCGCGAGAGAATGTTGATGGTTCAGCGTTTCGGAGATGCGGCTTTGAACTCTAACACACAGGAAGCGTTGATGGATATGTTGTTCACGAGTACGGACAACTTGCTTATGGGGAACAGGAACGCTTTGACCCATCAGCGTATGCGTGTCGTGTCCACGGGACAGTTCACGATCGGGGTCGATAATAACCCTCGTGGTATTACCGGTTTGACATTCGATTTTGGTGTCCCGGCAGCGAACAAGGAGACTTTATCCGGCGAGAACAGGTGGTGGAAAACAAGTACGCATACAACGGCGAACGAGGGAAGCGCTTCCGATCCCCTGTTGTTCTTGAAAAACAAAGTGAAAGATATGCGTAAAAAAGGCTTTCCTGTAGGTCATTTTGAAATCGCCTCGGACTTGTTGGACGACTTGTTGACTCATAGCAAGGTGTTGAGAAGGATCGGGTTAGCCCTCTATCCTAGCGCCGCGGGTGCTAGTGATCCTGACGCGGTGGCATCGCAGTATGCTCAAAATATGACGGATGAAGGCAAACTGGACGCTATCAGACGCATTATTGGCGCATCTCTTATTCCTCGTGACAGCATCGCCGCCGTGGACAAGTTCGACAGTGACACGAAAGCCTTGAAAACGGAGACTATCGAGAACTTCAACCCATTGAATGTCTCTTTCGTGCCGGATGGTCAGGTAGGTACGATCAAGAGCGTCAAACCAATGGTGTTCACTGACGATCCTACCCAGAGAATCGCTTGGTTTGACGATGGCAGGACGTTGTTGACACAGCGTTTTGAGTCAAAGACGAAGTCTATGTACGTGGAAAGCGAGATGGCCGTCTTGTGCGTCCCGAACATGCCTCAGTATATGTGCGTTTATACGGTAACAGCTTAGAGATATGGCTTGTTATTCTCTAAATACCGAGCGAACGGCCGAACAGTATGTTCGTGGTGTGGTTAATATGGAATTAGGTGATGAGATAATCGCCAACATTCTTTTAGACCGTCATGTATCACCGGATTATCTGGCCTCTGATTTAGATCTGAGAACCAAGATGCTGTTGAGGGCGGATGTCTATATGGCTTGTTCCGTCATGCCTAGCGTCGCCGTCAGCGTAGATGACGAAGATGGTAACTGGAGGCATAAAGAAGGGGGTGGTCAGATATCCGAGACGGACAAGAGAAGATGGTCCGCTATCGCTAATAACATATACGCTCGGTATGGGGAGATCAGCCATGCTTCAAGCGGGCCTCGTGTGCGTGCCAGAGGCATGAGAATATGGAGGAGCTACTATGAGGGGCAATAATCCAAGATATCCGCATACTTGCGTGATTTACCGGATAAAAGGGGCGACCCAGTTCTCGGAGGGGGAGAAGGTATCTTTATATGAGGGTGAATGCCGGAAAGAGAGCAACACCTCGATACGCAATTTCTATTCCGATAATGTCCCTAAAACGGATTATCGGGTCTCGATGCCCGGATTCGTTGAAGGGATATTGCCCGGGGACATGATCGACGTGAGGGATCGGGTAAGTTTGTGGACGGGCATTCTTATAACAGACGTGAACATTTCCAATTTCGGGACGGAAGTATTTTTCAACATCTCTAAGAATTAAGGATATGGACAACAGCAAGGTTTTAAATGAGGGCTTGAAGAAAGCGAAACGGATTATTAATGATTATTTGTATTCCGCTATTGAGCGTTCGTGTTCCAAGCTGATAGATCATGCCTTGAAAGAAAGAGAATATGATGGCTTTACAGGTAATACTCAAACTTCATATGCTTGTGGTATTTACTATAATGGCGGATTGATTGGGATGGTGATTTCCGGTAATACGATGCGTAAACCTGTACGTATTAAAATTCGAAAAGGAGAACGTGTTTATTTGAGTAATCCATATGAAGGAAAAGCTCGAATTGTTGTGGGGAAAGTGGATGTAAGTGGAGAATTCGGTGCTGATTCAGCGGCTGATTTTCTATCTTCTTACAGACCGTTTATAACTAAAGGTTTTTCTATAGTTATGACTACCGGCACGGAATACTCCGAATATCTAGAAAACGTGAGGAACTTGAATGTGCTGACAGACACATCCAAATCTGGGAAGGACATTTTGTTGAAAGAATTAAAGCCCATGTCCACATGAAAGTTAGCCGTTTCTACATATCTCAAATATTGGAGGAAGTTTGCTCCTTGTTATCCGATGTCAGTAAGAACGTATCTGCTAGCAATCGTAAGTCTGCGAGTCAAAAGCAGATGCAGGACTTTATCGTTGTCTCTCTCCCTGTTAACGTCCCTGATAGCAATGTCATGCAAGATACGACTATCCGCTTTGACTTAGCCGCTAGGAACATACAAAACGGATTGGAGAACACATCCAAATTGCAAAAGATGCTCGACTCTGTTATATCATATTTCCCGATAAAATCAGGAAGCGGCAGGTTCTCTGTTACCGATCCTGTTGTCGTACTAAAAGGAGATGACGGGCTTGGATTCTCTCATTGGCTTATTAACGCTGAGTTGCGGATAAATCAAACTGATTCATATAAGTATTAACAATAAAAGATAAAAGACATGGCAAAAATAACTGTTACCAATCAATTGAGTGCGCTAAGGGCCGTCTTTAACAAGATGGACGAGGTGTATTATAGCAAGACTCCTTTGACCGTGGCAAAATTAGCCTCGGCCATTACTGTAGATATGGAACTTCCCGTATTGTCCGATGGCGTGACATTTAATACGGGAGAACCGGAGACCACGGAAATCAAGTTGACTACCGGGGCCAACTGGGTGACACGAACGGAAAAGGGCGATTCGGATATATCCCTTCAGGTGGCGAGCTTGAAAGGGGTCATAAACGACCTGTTCATGGATAAAAAGACTGAAATCGCATCTACCAGCAATTTAGCGGAGGACGAGAATTATTCCGGCGCCGCGTATAGCATGGATCCCAAGAAGATTTCCGGTGCTCTTATCATGATGAGTGACAACAAGGATGTCATCGTGATCCTTCCGAGCATTGAGATGTATGGAAGCCTTGTCGTTGCGGATGGTGACAACCCTGCTTATTTCAATGTAACCGTAACCCCATTGGAGAACGAGGATGGTTCCGACATTTTCATTTTGGAGAAAGCGGAAGCTTAAAAATTAATGGGCTGTCTTAAACTCAAGACAGCCCTTATTCATAATCCTATTTTTTATGGCAGGGAAACTAATAGAGCCTTCAAGAAAGGATGAGCGGGCGATGCAAGAGGTCAGGACGGCCTCCAAGAGCACGATACGATGGGGAAGGATAAACTTCAAGATTGGATGGATGCGCCCTTATACGTTGGAGAAGATCACCGACGTGGCCTTGAACTGTAAAAACGACAATGAGGTTCCGGCCAAGACGGCGGCCTTGATCCTTTTGAATGGTTTAATGTCTATTGTATTGTTTTATCGTATACTATGGAGAGTCCTTTATCATTATGTGCCATCGGAGGTCCTAGCGGCCATCATTACGGAAGGTAAAAAAAAAGAAGCGTCGCTCATACAGGACTATTGGATGTGTATCATATTAGCGACCGCGATGAGAGACTCGAAGATGAATATGAAGAAGGAGGAAGCCGATCGTATCCTTCTCGAACAGCGTACGGAGAAGCATGGACAATAGGTGAGAAGCACCCTAATTTAATGGCTTCGAGGTCTTTCTTTTTCGGGCTTTTGACCATTCCTATGTATGAGTACAGATGCGTCCTTTCTTGCGCTCAGATCGAGCTTCTTACTATAGACAAGCCTGTGATAAATTACGGGATGGACAAAGACGGGAAGAGAGATAAGAGAGGTCGTGACTCTAAGCGCCCAAGCAAGAGACAGGTAATCAAAAAAACAAAAGAATGGGAAGATAAATATAAGGATGGATCAAAGCCTGTAATCGATCTTTCCCAGTTTATAATAAAAAGGTAGAGGCATTATGGGAAATCTTGGTAAACTATGGTTCGAGTTAGGATTAAAAGACCTGACAGATAAAGATATAAAAGCTGTAGAGAAACGTTTGAAAGACTTGGATATTCAAGTCGGTTTAAATGGCCAATCTTTGAAATCCTCTATAGAGAACGCTTTAAGAGGGCAACAGTTTAAGATTGATGTCGTCGTGGATAAGGCTAATACCACTAAACTTATTCAAGAAGCAATTGCCAAGGCCGGGATAAATACGAATGTCTCCGCAAGTGATGTCCGTGCTAAACGGATCGAGGAGATAAACAAGCGCATCCAGAACTCATATGATGAAAGCCGGGAAAAGATCAAAAAACTACAAGAGCAAGTCAGGAAGCTGCGGGGGGAGTATAGTAATACGTCCTCTTCCGCGAGTAAGTACGCGGGATCCCTTGGAGGAATAACCAAGAATATGCGTACGCAATTTAACCTTGCGACTCAACTCCGCAATCAGTTGGCGAATATATATTCCGTATATGCGGCAGAAAGATTCTTGACTCAAATAATCGAGATAGGCGGAGAGTTCCAGAAGCAGCGTGTGGCGTTACAGACTATGTTTAAGGACGCTACCAAGGCGGACGTACTGTTTGGCCAGATCAAGGAGCTTGCGGTCGTTTCCCCTTTTGAGTTCAAGGAACTCGCCGGATATACGAAACAGCTTGCCGCCTTTAATATCCCTTATGAGGAGATGTATGATACGACAAAACGCTTAGCGGATATCTCCGCCGGCGTAGGCGTGGATATGGGGCGTATCATCCTAGCTTACGGACAGGTGCGATCCGCCGAGTTCTTGAAAGGGACAGAGTTGCGTCAGTTCACGGAGGCCGGTATTCCGTTGTTGGAGCACCTAAGAAAAAAGTTTGAGGAACTTGGAGAAACCGGAATAACGGTAGGAGATGTCTTTGATAAAATATCCAGAAGAGAGGTCTCTTTCCAGATGGTCAAGGATGTCCTTTGGGACTTGACGAATGAAGGCGGTCAATTCTATAACATGCAAGGCGCTCTAGCCGATACTCTCGCCGGTAAATTATCGAATCTACGTGACGCTTACGATGTGATGCTCGCTGATATAGCCGAAAGCAATAACAGCACGTTGAGCAAGGGGCTTGACCTGATAACCGATACGATGAGTAATTGGGAGGAGTTATCTAAATATATATTGAGTGCGGTTTCCGCTTATGGAAGTTATAAGGCCGCAATCTTATTGCTTACCGCGGCTTCAAAAGCATGGCTTGCATTAGAACAATTACAGACAATAACCAATTTGACAAGAGCCATGCGGGGATTATCGCAAGCAACGAAGGCGCAATCCGTTGCGATGGGAGTCCTTAATGCTGTCACAAAATCAAATCCTTTTGTAATCATTGCAACTGCTATTGCCGGATTGACCGGTGCATTCTTTTTATTTTCGGATAAAGCTAAGGGCACGCAAGAAATAATAACGGACCTAAATGAATCGCTTGGTAAGCTCCAAACCAATTTCGAGGAAAATAAGGGTATGGAAAAGCTAATAGATGAATACGAGTTATTATCTAACAAGCAGAATAAGACAACCGAGGAATCAAAGAGATTGGAAACCATAACAACCTCTCTTAAATCTCATTTTAAGGGTGCTTCCATGGAGGTGAACGCTTATAGTGGATCATTACAGTTGTCTGTTCAGAAAATGCGAGAATTGAATGCCGAACAAAAGCGTAATTATGAAATATCAGCACGCCAAGGCTTAAAAGAGGCGGAAGAGAGGGCACAAGAGCTTCGGGACAAGATCAAATACATAAACATGGTGATCAGCAACGGAAGCGGACGCTTCCATGTCGGGGAGGCCACCAATATGGAAGATATCTTTTATTTTGGCTATGTGACAGACAAGGATCTCGCCGAAATGGCCGATAATGTCATAAAGTACGAAGATGAATTAAAAAGATTAGAGGAGTCTTCTAAAAATACGAAAGAATTCCTTGATAATTTAGGCAAAAGTGACAAGAATATCAATGGATTGAAAGAGGAATTAAAAGGATGGAGAAAGTCCGTATCGGATTTCGTGTCCGGGAATAATAGCTTGAAGCGCCTAGTACCAAAAGAGGATGATGATTACGCCGCATGGCTAAAGAAACTAAAGGATGAGTTGAGCGATGCGAAAGACGAACTGGCCCGGAAAGAGGGGACGAAAGGACTTTTCTCTGAGGATGATATAAAGGCGGACAAGAGGCGTATCCAAGAGCTTCAATCGGTTGTTGACAAATTCAATATATCCGTGAATGGCAAGGAAAAGGGTAAAGATCCTATAGCCGAGAAATTTCAGGAGCAAGTTCGTCTGATAAAAGAAGCGATGGACACATATAATAAATACGTTTCATTGCTTGGAAAGGAGGGCGCCACGAAGGCGGTAAACGAAGACACCCGTTTCTCCGGCTTGAATTTTGATCCCGATAAATTCAAGGAGTCTCTGAAGAATGTCCAGTCTGAGTTGCAAAAGGTAATGGGAGATAACAAGGATCGGATCAAGGTCAACAAGGAGATTGAGAAGATGTACACGGATATCGATCTGGATGGCATCAAACGTAGCTCCTCGGAGGCCATGGAGGTTATTCGCAGACAAGTAGAGGAGAGTACGAGAAAATGGAACCTATACAAACAGATATTTGATATCACCGGGGATAAGCAGGCATCGTTAAAGGTAGCTTTTGGCATGGATGCGTCTTCTATGAACGGCATAACCACCCAAGTGGATTATTTAAAGAATGTTTTATTAGAGAAAACAGGAAAGACGTATGAGGAACTTAGAGATTTATCAGAAAACAAGTTGAAGGAAATGTTAGGCGACACCAGCGGTATAGCGAAGGAAATCGTCGATAAGATAAAAGAAGCTACAAAAAGCAGTTCTGAGGCAGTTATTCAAGATGCTCTCAGCATGGTGCAAAAATACGCTGACGCCAACGAGAAGATAAAGGTGCTCGAGAATAAGAGAGAGGACATGTTATCCAATCTCAGGAATACCGATTATTATAAGTCCCTGTCAGAGGAGGGACAAAAGACTTTGGACGCAGGGGTCATTAAAGAATATGCCCAGCAGATTCAATCTTTACGGGAAGAGTCTATCAAGCTATCTCCCATATGGCAGAAGCTGTTCGGGGATACCGCCGCTCTTGGTTATTCCAATATGAGAAAAGTCGTATCTGAGGCTAAAAAGATGATGGATACGGTGGAAGAAATCAAGAATCCTAAAACCGGGGAATCCCAATATGTCCTATCCTATAAGGATGAGAATGATGACATAAAGAAGACTACCGTTTCCTTGGAGACGTATTTGAGATTAGTGAAGCAAGTCTCTCAGGAAGAAAGAAAGCTGAATAAACAAAATCCCTTTCAAGGAATCAAGGACAGTCTTGATGAATATAATAAGGCCCTAAAGGAAGGAAATGAGGAAGAGAAGAAAGAGGCTTTGTCCTCTTTAGGGCAGTACGCCAATGATGCCGCTCAAATGATCAAGGAGGTTACTGACGCTTGGTCTGGGATGTTTGACTCTTTAGGGAATGAGGGAGTATCCGACGCCTTGTCTTTTGCCGGAGATATGCTAGGGGAACTTGGAAGCCTAGCTGAGGGATTGACCAGCGGGAACCCGATACAAATGGCTGCGTCCGCTCTTTCTTTTATCCCGAATATTGTAGGCAAGATAGCGCAATTCCATGACAGGAAGCTGGATCGGGCTATTAAAAGATCCCAGTTGGAGGTGCAAAAGCTACAAAACGCCTATACAAATTTGCAAAAGGAAATTGAAAGGCAGTTGGGAGAGGCTTCAGAGAAACAAACGGATGAAATGGTTCGAAACCTTCAACGCCAGAGGGAAGAGATTGAGAGGCAGATGCTAGCCGAAGAGGATAAGAAAAAAACGGATCAATCAAAAATAGAGGATTATAAACAGCAGATAGCTGAGCTTGACGATCAACTGAGATATTTCTATGAGGATTTAGCGAAAGACTTGTACGATATAGACCTGAAAGATTGGGCCGGTAGCATCGCTGATTCTCTGGTTGACGCATTCGCCTCTGGGGAGGATGCGGCGGAAGCCTTTGACAAGACCGTAGCTGATATAATGAAGAATGTTTTGAAAAATATACTTCAAACCCAATACATAAAGACCGCCATGAGTTCCCTTAGAGAGTATTTGTTTGGCAAGGATGGGAAAGGCGGGATTTTGGGCGACGGGACAATGTCTGGAAGCGATATGTCCGGCCTTGTCACGGAATTATCCGGATTGAGAGATGTCATAGGGCAAAGCCAGAAGGTTTGGGAGTATTTGAATGAGGCGGCTGAGAAGGCAGGGATAACCCTTACTGATACGACTGGCGATAGTGACAAGAAAGGTCTTTCGGCGAGCATCCAAGGAGTGACAGAGGACACGGCTAACTTATTAGGTAGTTATCTGAACGCTATCCGTCATGACGTGAGCGTAAAGCGTAACTTATTGGAGAATATTGCGGGGAACCTGTTACCTACGATGAGCATTACGGCGCAAGCGCAGCTGCAACAGCTTAACGTTATCGCTGCGAACACAAAGGCGAACGCTGACGCGGCGATTGAGATACAGAAGAGCTCAACTGTAATACAAAACGCTTTATCAAGCGTGATCGTACAAGGAAAGGGCGGAAAAGCTGTAAGAATTCAATAATATATAATCATGGATACAAACAAATTATTTAGCGAACTTGCCGATTTAGGGGTTTGTTCCAGCGGCAGGAGATTGTGGGGAAGAAGCAATAAGGATGTTGATATGATCATCAAGGTCTGGAAACGATGGCCGGAGTATTTCATGGAACACTCCACTCCGGCGTTGGAGATCGTAAGACGTTATTTCGCCTCCGAGCAGGATTTGAAAAAACTGGAAGACAACCGGATTTTTTTAGATCGTCAGATCAATGCCGAACTAGGATCGGAAGACTCCGTATTTGTCATTGGAGATTCTTCCGGGGTGATTAAGATAAAGGATTGGGCTACGGTTAAATTATACTGTTTCAATAACGCTAGCATTAATATGGAATGTGGGTTACATTCTTACGTGAACGTGGAATGCTATGACCAATCTAGATTATCTGTCTTGTCCAACAATGGCACGTGTACGGTTTACGCCTATGACGATAGCTTTATTGATACCCCATGTGAACTGGTGAGGGTAATTCGCAAAGATCTGATTCGTGGACAGGTATTTAATGGAGAGGAGATATATTGAAGTCTTTATTATGTAATAGATAAAATCTATATTAATTGGTGTATTTATAGATTATGTCGATTATTCTTGATATATTCTAGGTGGTAAGTATACCAAAGTGAAAATTTAGGGGACAAATGCGACTCCTTATAAAAAGAAAGCCAGATATTAATCTGGCTTTGTCGTATTAACGAAATCCTTTATTTTATTTAAATATCTTTTTGATATCTGAGCCTGATCTCTAGTATAAACATATTGTGTATATCTAGCCGTAGTGGACATGTCGTGTAACTTCCCATATTCATATCCTATTTGTTGATAATTCATTAATATATAGCTACGTAAAAAACCATGTCTTCCCTCCATGGGTGATTTATGGTCACAGAATAGGCTCTCAAAATCCGAATATGACTTATCACCTATTTTTGCGGGGATAATAAGATGCCTAACATAGTGCATAGCGGAATAAAAAGCCGTGGTTATAACCCAATCGGAATAGGTCTCTTTCTTCCCTAGATAATTGCAGACACTCTCGTTGTGTCGTGCGTGCTCAATATAACTCATGATCAATGCAATAATTCTATATAGTTGTCCGCCTTAAGGCTAATCCTGTTAATGCTGGAATCGCTATCGCATGGCATTATGGATATGGATATACCGGGATTCTCTCGCATGATATTTATTGCCGAGGAATAGATAGCCCTGCTTTTATCTTCGTCGAAATATACGTTTTTATCAATGGCAGCTATAAAATACGTTTTATCCATTATTTTCATGAATAATGAATAGCATCCGTTTTTTTTAAGGCTATTGTTGTAAAAATTATTTATTGCCGTTGTGGATTGCTTTATAAGGTCAAGTATGCTTGCTATGTCTAATGATATCTTACATCCGTCCTTATGCCCTCTTATATAAGCATCTATCAAATTGTCGGCGGTAAAGTGACCATCCATGATATGCAAATCCTTTCCGCAAGTACAAGTCGGGATAATCTCTTTTGTCGTGTTCATGATCTGTCTCCTTCGTTCGTTTTTGCAATATAACACTTATGTGTATTATCTTGTTCTCGGTGCTAGATAATAATTCGGTTTAGTAATGATTCTGCAAATCTCACACTTTTAATCAATATGTGCAACTGTTTTAACATTATAATGACATGTTTGACGGCATGTTTGATTGAATTACATAGATGTTATTTATATATATGTCTAATATTATAGATTTTATCTATATCGATACTCTATTCACCAAAGATATTATAGATACGGCAAAGAGAAAGTAACAACAAGATATACAGAGATATAAACCACCATATAGTGACTATAGTAGTGACTATATGGTGGTTTTTTGTTTCCTTTCTTGCTGATATTTGCAATGTAATTACAAAGCAACGGGCAAAGTACACGCCCCATTCATGAACAAATAATTTATTGTATTATGTCAGAAGAAATAAAACAGCAATTAGATCGGATTGAGCAATATAGCCTATTAGCTGCAAAGAATGTACTTTGCTTTGATGATGTTGCATTACTTACAGGATTGAGTAAGAGCTATTTGTACAAACTTACTTACAGTCATCAAATTCCGCATTACAAACCCAATGGGAAACAACTTTATTTCGATAGAAAAGAAATAGAGGACTGGATGAGGCAGAATAGAGTTGCTACCAATGATGAGATAGAACGAAAAGCGACAAATTATCTGGTTACTGGAAAAATCGGAAATAGATAGGAGGGTGAACTATGACAGAAAGAAAAAAGGCATACATAACGTCCGCCAATTCCCTTTATCACGAGGGTAAAGATACGGATTATACACGAGACAAACAAAGGGTCTTCCAATGTTTATTTACCGAACCATGTACAGGGGCACAAGTAGAGGCGTTAACGGGCATAAGAATCAACAGCGTATGCTATTATGTAGGCATCTGCTCTTGAACCATCACCGACAAAGCGGCAGGATTTTGTGGTGATTATGATTAAAATACCCCACCGTGTTAATGGTGGGGTGTGTACATGAATATATTTTTATTCTTTTGTAGCTCGGAATTTCATTAATGTGCCTTCACTGTTTGAATAGTCGATTTCGGCATTCTTACCATTAATTGAGATAAATTTAAAACGCTCTGTGATAGGGTCAAGAGTTGTACCAACCACTGTGTTACCCTCAAGTTTCCATGTCCCAATGTAACTATCATCAAACATGACAGTTTTATATTTTCCATCACTATTCAAAGTCAAATGAATGTAGCCACTTGGAATATCAAGACTCTCTCCGTCTTGTTCTGCGAAAGTCACATTCCATTTTCCTACAACTTGTTCGGTTGTTAGCTGGATGTCTTTTTCATCATCATCCGAACACCCAATAAAGGTAAACAATGGCAACATCATTGCCATAATAAATAAAAGCTTCTTCATATTTTTTTGTAGTTTAAATTAATAATTGGCTGCAAAGTTAAAAAATATTGTTAATATATGCAAATCGGGGGGGGGATTTATGTTTTACAACGATATTCATCGTTCCCCTATAACTCTTGCCTTGTCTACCTCTTTTTCCCGAACAACTCGGAATGACTACCAATTCTAAGCAAGTCGATTATTTCTCCGTCAATCCAAATAAGAAGAAAATCCCCTTCTATATGGCATTCCATACAACCTTTATACTCACCTTTCAACATGTGAGGTTTGTATTCTTGTGGAATCGGATGGTCATTTATAAGTAGATTTGCGATATATTCAAAAGTTGCGATTTTTTTGGGGAATTTCTGAATACGTTTGAAATCTTTCTTAAACTGGCTTGTTGGGTGTAATTTCTTTTTCACTTCATTAATTCCTCCATCAAGCTATCCACGCTGTCGAACGTTTCTTTATTCTTGGTCGTGCGTGCTTCCCTTATAGCCGCTATCGTTTCCTCGTTTGGCTCGGAGTATACAGCGTCCATCAAGGTGCTCTCTACAAAATTATTCAAACTCCTGTTCGCTTTCTTGGCTTGCTCCTGCAAGACTTGCAACAAGTCTTCACGTAAACGGAACGAGGTTTGTTTTCTTATTACTGCTTCCATATTACTTCTGTATTATATTGTATCGCAAAAGTAGTGCATTGTATGCAGAAAACAAACTTTCATGATTTTTATTTTGAGATCATTGAAGATAACATCATTCCACCTTTATCTTCAATGGATGTCCGCAATTAGGGCACTTATACCCACCATCAATCTCTTTTTGCACTTCGGAAGGGGAAACAAACAATTGCCAAAAAGGAACGTTTAAGGCTGTGGCAATCGCATTCAGTGTATTTGCTGATGCTTCCTGTTTTCCATTGATGATATTATACAAACTTACACTTGACAAACCTATAACAGATGATAATTCTTTAGCTGTCAATCCTTTTTCTGAAAGAATGTCTTTAATTCTATTTTCCATAAGCCAATACTTTATATGATTACACCGCAAATATAATGCGATTCTTTTTATTTGCAGCTATTGTATAAAGAATAACATTACTAAATAGTGTTAAATGCAATGTAATTCTTTATTTGATTATTGTTGCATATAAAGTATTGCATTATATTTGCATCATCAAAATAAAACAACAGTACAATGGCAACACAGAAATATAACAAGAGTGAGATCATGAAAGACGCATGGAGATTATTCAGACTTTACCGAAAATTCTCTTGGTCTTTTGGCAAGTGCCTTTCTATAGCATGGGATAATGCCAAGATAGAGATAAAAAATAATGAGGCCAAGGCCAAGAGATTGGCAGAGGAAGAAGCTAGACGCATCGAGTATCGCAAGCATGTTGTCTTATCTCATGTCGGTATGGCTAGCCTTTACGGTAACAGGGTTTATTCGGGTGATTGATAACTATACATTAATAATATAAGGATATGGAAACGATAGAGGTATTGAAGAACGTACAAAGGATTGCGTTGGAGTGTATGATCGGAAAGAAACCGGTACATATAAATAGGCATAATGACGGAGACGGGCGGTTTATGTGTCACCGTACAGGACAGATCTCAAGAGGTGGTCTACATGGAGATATTCAATGACTGGATGCCGGATCACAAGGAATGGAATAAAAAGACCTATGATAGGTTCATGAACAAGATAAGAGCCATGTCTTGCGTGAGGGACTTCTTGATGGATATCGAGAAATTAAGACCAAAAGATTAATATATTGGATAGATATTATCTATATTGTTTTGTTGTGATATAAATATTATCTATATTTGCTTTCATAATAAACAAGAGCTTCGAAGAGAGCCTATGACATGATGGTTGATTCCATCCTGTTGTAGGTTCTCTTTTTTTGTTATGGGAACAGATAGAGATACACTGATATTTCAAAAGGTGAATGGATCGGAAACGAAGGATCTATACGCTGACTTTGGCGTCAAGACCACCAGCGTGCCATTATTCGTCCCTCTTGAGACAAAGGAGTTACCTTCCCGAGACTGGAAGGATGAGGACGGAGAGGACATTTATTTCCCGGACGTGGCTAAATTGAAAGCTTATGACATTGAGATATCCGTGGTTTATAAAGGTTCGCAAGGCTCTTTTAGGGCCAAGCAAGAATCCCTGTTCAAATATATGACAACCAATGGCTCAGAGCTCAACATATACTCTCCCTACTCATATACGGGATGCAAGGGGGCTTACTTTAAAGGGTTCAGCGATTTTGATTTTACGAGCGATGTAAGCTTGGGGGATGTCGCTGAGTTTAAGATGAAATTTAGGGTGACCAAACCGGAGGAGCAATTTATCATTAGGTAGTATGGGGTGGATTGTTTACGATAAGACAGGTGAAATAAAACGTTGTACGATCAAGGAACTAGAGTATAACGGTTCATTTATGGGTGAAAGGACAATATCCTGTTCGTTCGAATCCCCAATCGTGATAAATTTCGCTATAGGCGACTATTTGACTTATAGGGGAGAGGTTTTCTATTTATATTATACCCCTTCCCAAACGAAGAGCGCTTCTTCTGGCAGTGCTCAAGATGCCTTTGAGTATGATTTGGTATTCAATACGGTAGATGTCGAGTTGCAAAATTGTCAGTTATTGGATTATGTCCCGTATGGCAATGATTATCATTACCAGCCTAGCCCGTCTTTCTCATTTGTAGGTACCGTCAAGACCTTTGCCGAGAGGATACAGGCGAACATGAATCGTGATTATCCGGGATGGACTATCGATGTCTATGAGGGTGTTGAGACCGAGGAGGCTGAAATACAGATAGACAATACCTCTTGCTGGAACGCCCTCGTGATGATCAATAAGGAGTTTGGGCTAAATTTCCTCGTTACCAAGAGAAGGGTGAGGATCGGATACCCGGAAGATTCCTTGAATCATACTTTTTATTACGGTAAGGATAACGGTTTATACCAGATAACTAGGGATGTCAATGCTGACGAGGCGATTGTCACTAGGTTGTACGCTTATGGGGGCGAACGCAATATACCTTCTGATTACAATAAGCGAGAATCGGACTTCTCTGGCAAGAGAAACTTGATGTTACCCGGTTATCTGGAGACAGGCAAGAGCTATATTGAATCGAAAAATATCTCCGCTTATGGGGTAAGGGAATACACCCAATTATTTGAGGATATCTATCCTTCTATAGCGGGTGTGGAGTTACCCGGTATAGGACGAATAGATGAGCTTGTCTCCGCTGAGCAAATAACGGAAGAAACAGAGACGTCGGGTTCTTTCAAGGTGACGATCAAGAACATCGGATTCAATATCAAAGATAACTTGACCTCTGAGACGGCGACGATATCAATGCGAAGCGGAAATTTGATAGGTTATGAGTTCGAGATTGTGGAAGTGATTCAATTAGAGAACGGTAACTATGAGATAACGCTTAACAAATCCACAAGAGACAACTTCCAAGTCCCTAATGCCGGACAGAATCTATCAACGGGAGATCGTTTTATCTTGCTGAATATCACGATGCCAGATAAATATGTAAAATATGCGGAAGATAAGCTATTAAATGCGGCTACTTCCTATCTGGCTGAGCATGATCATGTGACCTATACTTACGATATAGGGGTAGATGAGATATACATGGTTCGAAACGGGAATCTGCACGATTTGATCAGGGAAGGCATGAGACTTCCATTGTATGACGCAAATCTTGGAATTGACTATGATATTATTATTCAAGGATTGCAGATAAAAGAGGGCGGAGATATTCCTGCTTACAGCATTTCACTTAGTGACAAACCTATTGCCGGCACGATAGATAAAATATGGGATGCGATAGATAATGTAAGAGGTAATGGACTCTCTGTTTTAGGCGGTTCATCGATTGGAAATGGGAATATTACGGAGGTTCTTAACCGAAAATATCTGAGAAAAGATGTAAATGATACTGCCAAGGGAGATATTCGCTTTGAAAGAGAAATTGGTTCTTCTGATTTTATAAATGGATGGGAAGGGAAAGGCTGGAATATACAGAATGATGGAGATGCAGTATTCAATTCCTCCGTAATCAGAAACGAGTTGCTATCTAACACAATTTCATCACGGCAATTTGCTTCTGGACCTTTTGGTACAGGATACATATTGAAAAATGACCCAAAGACCGGTAAATCATATATAGAGGCGGACGAGATCTACATCCGTCTCAAGGCCTATTTCGACACGCTGGAGATCAAACATCTCGCACATGTCGGCGGGCGTATCGTCCTGTCACCGGCGAGCATGGAATGTATCAAGGTCGAAGAAGTATCCGCTGAAAACGAAAAGGTATATGACAGTACCGGCGAACAGGTGTATGACTCCCTGAATGATGAAGTGCTGGCTCCTAAATCGGGTGGAGAAAAAGCGTACCGTTGTTATTTCAAGCAGACGGACGGGGAGAGGGAGATCGTGAACGAGTTCGCCGTGGATGACCTCGCGCAGTGCCGGGAGTTCAACGTGAAAACAGGCACGTCGCACAATGTCAGCAATCAATACTATTGGCGCAGGGTATTATATGTGGGAGAGGATTATATAGACCTGTCCATCACGGATCGCGATACCGGCAGCATGGCTCCGAAGGCCGGAGATACGATCGTCACGGTCGGGAACAAGACGAATAAAAGCCGACAGAACGTGGTGTTCTTCTCCTCGTATGATGAAGACGCCCCGTGCGTCAAGTTGTATTCTGGCGTTGACTCCTATTCGATGCTGAACAAGGAGGTGACAGCCATTTCCCCGAACGCCGGCAAGAACGTGTTCACCGGCAAGATGATCATCAAGCCGGGTTCGACCGGATTCGGGAACCTCGCGGACGCGCCCAATATGGATGAGATCAACGGAGCTATCGCGGACGCTAAAGACGCAGCCGAGAATGCGAAAGATGCAGCCGAAGGCGTGCAGGAGTCCATGTCTGACTTGAAAGGATATGTGGACGGGGCCTTTTCTGACGGTATTGTCTCCGAAACGGAAGCCAAGGCGATTGAAAAGTACTTGAATATCGTAAACAGCGAGAAGTTGTCCGCAGAGTCGGTATTTAACAAATTATATGCCAACCCTTATCTGGAGGGATCGGCCAAAGTATCATTGTCTAACGCGCGTTCGTCTTTGTTGTCATCCATAACGGCCTTGTCTGGCTCTATCGAGACGGCCATAGGAGACGGTAAGGCCACCATGGCCGAGAAACGGGACGTAGATACGAGATACGCTGATTTTAATGCGAGGCTGTCCGCTTTTCGCGCGGCGGTCGAGACGGCCAACAAATCCATACAGGACAAACTCAAGTCCTATTCCGACAACGCCCAGAAAGCGGCGGACGAGGCTAATAACACCGCCTCCTCCGCCATGGAGGACGCGAACGAGGCGAGACAGTCCGTGTCCGACTTGAACAAATACGTGGACGGGGCCTTCTCGGACGGCATCATCTCCGGTGCCGAGGCCAAGGCGATCGAGAAATACCTGAACACGGTGAGCCAGTCAAGGAAGGAGATGGACGCGACTTACACGTCGTTGTACGTGAACCCGTTCCTTTCCGGCGCACCAAAGAGCGCCTTGTACGCCGCGAAAAACAGTCTCAACACCGCCACCACCAACCTGACCGCGGCGATCCAGTCCGCCATCTCGGACGGTAAGACCACGGTAACCGAGAAGGAGATCGTAGACAGCAAGTTCTCCGCGTTCAACAACGCCTGCGCGTCGCTCGCAACGGCCATCGAGAACGCCAATAAGGCGATCCAGCAGAAAATCAAGGAGGAGGCGGTGAGCGAGTCAAGATCCGAGGCCTCCAGCGAGATAGGAAAGGTCTCGCAAGCGGATAGGGACAACATCGCCAGGATGCTCGGATATAAGGATTACGAGGAGCTTGTCTATTACGCGGAGCGGGGTATGACATTGATTAACGGGGGTACGATCAATACCTCCCTCGTCAACGCGGAGCTTATGATAACGTCCGCACTTATAGCGAACGCCATCAAGACGAACACGTTGAACGTGAACGACCGGTTCAAGATATACACGGACGGGTCGGTGGAGATGAGCGGCATCCTGCACTCCCTAGGCCGGGACACGGAGCTCGTCGTGTCGGACGGCTATGTCAGGATCATGTACAAGGGCGATGACGTGGCCAAATTGTCGGTGAACGAGAATACCGGCATGCCGGAGCTATCATTGTATAACGGGAGCCGGTCCTGTATCGTCACGGCCGAGAAAATAATGCTCTCCACCGGGACCGGCAACACGAGCTTCCTGACGATGGACGCGTCCGTGCTGGGGTATGGGACCATCAAGAAAAAAACGGACGGGACGCTGTACCTAGCCAACAACGAGTATGAGATGATAACGGTCGGTATCAGCGCGAGCCCCACGTACGGCGGCACGACGATACCGTCCCCGTCCCCGATGCACATGGTCATGAGGGGGGAATCCGAGACCGTCGAGGCGGTACCGGCCGAGGGTTACGAGTTCGACCGATGGTCCGACGGCGGTTCCCGGAAACATACGGTCACGTGGAGCTCCGCCGGGCAGAGCCTCGTGGCCTATTTTACCCGGATCCAAGTGACAAGGTACACGTTGTCGCTATCGGCCAGCCCATCCAGTGGCGGCTCCATCTCCGGGTCGGGAGGTTACGACGCAGGATCCAAGGCGACGGTATCGTGCGCCGCAGCCAGCGGATGGCGTTTCGTCCGGTGGTCTGACGGCGGCTACCAGACGCATTCGGTCACGATGGACGGGAACAAGAGCCTCACCGCCTATTTCGAGCGGTACACCGTCACGGGGGACGAGATATTCTCCGGCGTGGCCTTGACGAGCGGTTCTTATTGGAACGCCTACGGCAACGCCTCCGTGGTGTCCGTGGGCGGTGGGACGGCATCCGTCAGGTTCAACGGCTGGTCCGGAGAATCCAACTATGTGATGTTCGACCGGGGCTACATGGGCGGCAAGCTGGAGCAGGGCCACAAATACAGGATGACCCTCTCCATGAAGGCCTCCATCTCCAGCGCGTCACTGATAGGGTTCATCGGATCGTCGTTCGCAGATTACGTATCGGAGGACGTTCTTTTCTATGGCTCGTACAATGGCGGGGAATTATCAACCTCTTACAAGATCCTGACCGCCGAGTTCACGGCGAGAAGGGACAGCACGGCCAGCGACGGATTCATATTCGTCACGGCCGAGGGCTGCACGGTAAGTGTCAACAGCATATCATTAAAGGAAGTATAACATGAAAAAGATTCTAATGGCTTTATGCGCGATCCTCACCGGATGCGCGGATTATATCCCGGAGCGACCCCTCCCGGCGGCGAGGGACCTTCCGGAGGGGAGCGGGATCACGATCTCGATCTCGACGGATACCGTATCCGAGGAATACGGGTATGAGTTCGTAACCGGAGAGACGGGAGGCCGCCATGGGGTACGGGAATGACAACGTGTCGATAACCGGCACGGAGATGAAGTTCGCCCTGAGCCTCGAGCTGCCGGGCGGGCTGACGATGGACGAAGTGGGGTTCGAGGCCCTGTTCTACGTCTATTCCAACCGGACGGTGACGATCCCCAAATCCGGGATGACCCGGATTGACGGTGACACCTATGTTGTCACGCTGGATACCTCCCTGATCGGGGGAGGCCGGATCAAGTGCCAGGTGCGGGTGGAGATCCCGGACGCGAACATGGCGGACGGCGTACGGACGGAGATAATAGGCATCGTCACGGACGAGGGCGGGCACCAGTACGTGTGCCTGCTGACACTGGCCGCCGGCGACGCTTACTTACGTGTGGCCGAGGGCGACATCCAGCTGGATTACCAGGGCAACCCGGTGACCGTGAACGTGGAGTCTAACACCGACTGGACGGTCGAGTGATGGACACCGTCAAGATACCATGGGACGGGGCGACCGGCGGGAATATCGTCATCGGGGTACCCGGGCCCGGCGACGGGCCCGCCTCGATCTCGTCAGACACCCCGAACGAGGGCGTGGACAGGTATATGGAGATAACATTCCGGACAACCCGGGGCGGAGATGCCCGGGCCGTCTGCGTAGTCCGGCAGGCAGGACGGAGGGAATACCTCCGCGACTCGGCCGGTGAGATATTGATAGATTCGAACGACGTGGAACTTAAAGCATTGAGATAAGATGGGACTATTGAATTACACGACAGCCAAGATCAACGAGCTCTTGGCCAAAGTGGCGGCGTTGCCCGCCAAGGTGATGGACGGGGACACCAAGATCCCCGCCAGGACCAGCGACCTGGAGAACGACAGCAAGTTCGTCAAGGAGACAGGACTGAAAACCGTCAACGGCTATTCCTTGCTGGGTAGCGGTGACATAACCATACAAGGCGGTGGCGGCGGCACGGCAGATTCCGTGGACTGGAATAAAGTCCTGAATAAACCCTCATGGGTCAATTCGTCCACAAAGCCGGAATACACGGCCGTCGAGATCGGAGCGTTACCTTCCGGCACCAAGATCCCCGCCAGGACCAGCGACCTAGAGAACGACAGCAAGTTCGTCAAGGAGACAGGCCTGAAGACGATCAACGGGCAATCCATCGTAGGAAGCGGAAACATATTCATCCAGTCCGGCTCCGGCGAGGGCGGGGCGGGCAACGTGAATGTCTCTAACGCTGCGGAGCTGGTGGGTGGAGGACAGTACGTGTTCACCCCGTCTGCCAACGGTGTCTCGGAAGGCTCGTTTAAAAAGTTGAACGTGGCCGATGACATCAACTCCGGGTTGATGAGCGCTGATGACCACGGGAAGTTGAAAAACTTTAAAGAAGTGCTTAAATTGCCCTTGGCTGTAGCGGGCTTGTCCGAGGCCTCCTCTAGCGAGAATATAGTATCGTCGTTAGATGCTAGTGGTGATACCAACGTGATTCCCTACTTAGCCGCAGCATTCTCCAGCATTCACACAAGTGAGTACGAAGAGTCTCTTCCTGATATATATATAGGCAATCACAAATGCTTTGTAGACGCTTCCTTTGAGACGGGGAAATGCTCACTAGCGTTGACATACGTAGCGTCTGGCAAGATGAGGACTGTCAAGATAAATGGCACGGATAACGATAGCGCATGGACATTCTCTTGCGAGATTATCAAGAGCGGGGATGATACATACTACCTTAGTAAACCGGATTCATATACCGCCACGGGTTGCTTTACCGCGTTCGGGGGAGACGAAGGTCGGGCGAAAATAGCCCTAGCGGTTGGACAAAGGAAAAAATTCTATATCATGTATGGGTCAGGCGTATTGGGCGGATCCATACCCGTGACCGTTGAATCCGGGTTTAACTTTCCGGTTCTCATATGGACATCTCCTATTCTGGAGAAAACATACAGATTTAAAATGATGGGTGAGGACTCTAGCGAACTGAGAGTGTTGAATCTTTATTACTATCCGCTTAATTCAGGGTTCTACTCACTAACCTCCTCATCCACCACCGATGAGATATCTGTGGCCGTAGGAGGGGAAGCGGGGTTAAAGGATATTGTACGGGCCGTAAAAGACGGGAATAGGATCCGTATAAACACGACACTTAGCCCGTATGATGTCTCAACGGAACTCCTTCCATGGGTGGCGGGCATATCTAAAGAAGGTAATATACGTCTTGGTGTCTACGGAAAGGGCTACGGCCTGTTCAATAGCGCTGGGGGCCTCCTTGTGATAGATTACACGAAGACTACCAACACATTCAAGGCCGAATTATTGGATATTTGACCAGACTCTCGTCGGTGAGGGATGTCAGGAGAAATGGAATAAGTTAACGGGGAAAGATCCGGACGTTTAATAAATGATATAATCAAAAAGCCTTATCGGGGGCAGGCAAGTAAAAGCCCCCGTATATATCAAATGGAGAATATGATGAAAGGATTGGAGGAGGTATTTATCGTTGCGTGGATAGTTTTCGGGCTATACATGCTTGTTTTCATGGCCGTGGGCACCGATCTGTGGAGCGGCGTGAGGAAGGCCAAGCGAAGGGGTGAGGTGAGATCGAGTTTCGGTTTCAAGCGGACGGTTGACAAGTTGGCGAGGTATTACAACCTGCTTATCGCTTTGACCGTTGTGGATTGCATGCAGATGGCCGGCATATGGTATCTGGACATTTTCTACGGGTACCATATACCTATATTCCCGGTTGTAACGATGATCGGGGCTATCGGTCTTGGGATTATCGAGGTGAAATCCATTTTCGAGAAGGCAGAAGACAAGGTCCGTAACGATTACCAGCAAGTGTTGATGCTGGCTGGAGAGATCGCCAAGCACCGGACTGATCCGGAGGAGATAGCGAAAGCGGTTGTTGATTATATAAATAAGGGGAGTGGAAAATGAGAAATAATAGTCTGCCCAGAGGGTTGAGAAACAACAACCCCGGGAACATCAGGAGGAACAACGATGTCTTCCAAGGCGAGAAGACAAGCTCTGATCGAGAGTTTAAACAATTCAAGTTGATGGCATACGGTTACAGGGCGATCTTCAAAATCCTGTCTAACTATTACCGGAACTATAAGCTGGACACGATCCGCAAGATGATAGGAAGATGGGCGCCTCCGGAGGAGAACCATACCGAAAAGTATATCCAGTTTGTATCAGATTACGCCGGTATCCCGGCTGATGATCCTATCAACATCAACGATCGTGAGCAGATGATCCGGATCGTGGCAGCGATGAGCAAGGTGGAGAATGGTAGGGAGGCTGATATGTCGGATGTTATTGCGGGGTGGAATCTGTTATGAGAGCATGGCAGGTTATATTAATACTAGTGTGCTTGGTAGCCAGTTTCACGGCTGGCTACCATATCCGGGGGGATGTAGATGGCAATCAAATACATAAGACCGACACGTTTACTTATGTTGACACGATACATGACAGCATCCCGTATCCTGTTTACGAGACATTGGTGCGGACGATACCGGAGCCTTTTCCTGTCTACATTACATTAGACGGTGACACGGTAAAGGAACCTGTATATGTTCCGGTACCCATAACCAGCAAGGAGTACAAGACGGATGATTACCGGCTGTCAATATCCGGCTATAAGCCTAATCTTGATTACATCGAGGTTTATAGAAGGACTGAGTATATAACCAAGACGATCTCCCCCCGTAGATGGGGAATCGGTGCGATAGCCGGTTATGGGATCGGTAAACACGGGTTGTCACCCTATGTCGGGATAGGCGGGTTCTATAGGATTTGGTGAGGCTTCCATGGCTCACGCCCGAGAAACCTCTGATAATAGAATGTCTCTGCCACTCAAGAAACTTATTTTGTAATTCCTCGTTTTTCGAGTCAGATATTAATCTGAGCAGTTCAGATTCTATTTTGCTAAGTTTTCCAACTTCGATTTGATGATTACTTTTACTCATGATTCTGTTATTCTTAATGTTCTACTAACTCTAACTCTGATTCAAAAAATTCCTCGAAATACATTTTCCCGTTAGGATAATGGAGCATAACACAATAAAGGTTTTCTTCACGTACCCCATCTTTGGTTTTAACTAAAGACTTTTCTTCCACGACTTCAGCGATAACGCCGACTTCCGACTTATGCCTTTCGTTCGTACACCACACATGTTGTTTTATTTTATATTTTGTTGCCATATTCACTTCTTTTTAGTTTTGAGTCTATTTAGTACCAAAATTCACAATGGAACCATAAAACCCTCCCTGCCACCAAACGCATGGGAAATCAAAGGCTTTTTCATACTCTTTGTATAAATCATAATCACGAGCATAATCATGTCCCGGATGTTTTTTGTCTTTCTTAGCCTTGATAAATTCATTTTCATCATGGCAGTAATACTCTGGCTCCCTTCCAAATTCCTCTTCAAGAGGTTCAAGCAATGTTTCAACGTCAAAGTCATCATCTTCAACATTGATTTTGCTATCAATACGAAGAAGCCAATAGTTTGGACGCTGATCCAAGGACTGAACATAAACGAGTTGTAAACCATCTCCTTGAACCTTACTACATATTACAGGTTCAATATCGTAATCTTCTCCCCAGAACGAAACTGTCCTTTTTCTTGTTTCAATGGAAATCCATTCATTTAATGTTTTACCATCTATCTGTTTCATATCTTTTAAATAATGAGCCTTCCCATGAAGGCTCGGTTAATACTATTTTACATCATTAATACTTATTTCCCCATCAAGAACTCTTTTTACCTGTCTATCTAGTATCTCTTGAAACTCGATTTGACATATCAAAGAGCAATCCGGAATAATTTCTTGTACAGGATCACCACGATTAGGATTAAGCTCATCTAGGTATATCTTACCTTTATTGTCTTTTAGACAAGTAGCACCGATCTTTCTTTCGATCTCTGCCATTTCGTTGAACTTATCTGGAAAATCTTTCCTTATCTTGTTCCAATATCCCATTCCTCCTTTGACACAACCTATACAGTTATTGTTATTATACCCAAGCTTATACATGGCAGGGATCTCAATGCCCGCTTTCCATAGCATACCCATTGCGTCCTGTTTCGTGATCTGTCGTTCTATAAGCGGAAATAGCGGTTTTGTTTCCGGATATTGCTGCTTTAGACGGATCGCCCGGTTTATCTCCTTAGGATCAAAATCGAATCCCCATACTTGACCATCCCAACAACCAAGTTCTTTCTCGAGCTTATACCGGACTTCCTTTTTTAACTTCAATGTACAGGCCGCACCCGTAGCGCCATTAATATATCCCTTCCGAAGCACATCTGCCACACTGCTATACTTATCGCTTCGTATAGTGTGGATTGGTCGACCGTACCACTCCTCGCAATCAGCGAGGAAGCGAGTATTATCGGGATGCCCGGATCCGGTATCTATATAGTAGACCTGTACATCATTGTACAAGCTCAATGCTATCCTACAAGCGACTGCGGATGTAACTCCGCAAGAAAACCATGCTATTACCATAACTTAATCTTCATAATGAGCCTTCACGGGAAGGCTCGGTTAATACTATTCATTTTTGCTACGTTTCTCGATCATATAAATATTTTTACCATCATTTACCGTGACCAGAAATAACTTATCGCAATTTAGACATTTGCAATTATATAACCCACAGAGAAAAGATCCCTTTATGTATCTAGTCTAATGACAGAATGGGCATTTTATTGAATTATCCATGATTTTCAGGTATTATCATCCAGTGTGTAATGGCTTCATCATCAACATGACCATTTGACAAAGCCCACATACTTTTATTATATCCTTTATTCTCTCTTAACCAGCCTAAGACAAGATGTCTTATAGAATTTATATCAAATAACAGAACCTCTTCTCCGGGTGGCGGTAGCCGATCCTTCACGCTTATCCACGGGGATTGCTTTGCCAGCCATTCGGCACCTGCTTTGAAGTCCTCACGACAATTATCTTTGCGAAGCACATAGTCATCCGCATCCACTTCTTTGAGAACATTCTTGCGAAAACTCGTTTTTCTTATGGCGTAATCCTTTGCCGCTTCTTCTACTGTCTGTCTCATATCAATCTTGCTCATATTTATTTATCTGTTTGAATTTTATATTCCTCCTTGGAAATCTGTCTGTAATAGTCAATGACCGCATTTTCCACTCCTTTATCCTTGGCTATAATCTCTTCCGTTTCCCGGACTTTAAACTCATCGCATGCGATGAATATCCGTCCTCTATCTCCCCTAGGAAGCCAATACGAAGCGAAGTAGTATTTTTTCTTTGGGTTGAAAATGCCATAGATGAGATATATACCGTAAACCAAAAAGGCAATCGTAATCCAGTACATTGGGATGATAAGCCCTATAGCCCATGTGATGAACACGAAAGAAAGAACTATCAGTATGGAGGTTATCAAGCATTCGATCTTATTCTTCATTTGATCCTCCTTTCCTCAATTCCTCTATCAGTGCGTCTGCGCAAGCAACCGCATATTGAGCGATAGCCTTTGGAATCGTATATTTTTCGTTTTCCCCGTATTTTACCTCAGAACAAGCATAACCCACCTCATTTTCATCACTTAAAATACCATTCATGGCGCTTTTAGCAAGCTCGTACCTACGCTGTTCCCAATCGATGGTATTATATGTTGCTTTCATGGTGACCTCCTTTCAGTAGTTCGGGATTGTCATACACTGAGCCTATAACACTTCCTTGGCACACCTCCGAATCCAGCAGTTCACATGGATTAACCCCATCTAGGGATATACACCATCCTGTATGTTCATACAAGTCGATTACTTTTGGAAAATCTCTTTTCTCTTCATGTTTCCATGTTGAGAATATAACGGCATAAATACGTCCGCTTGGAGCTTTTATTAAATCCCCCTCGTAAATCTCCTTTCCGTTCTTGTCTTTTAGGCCTGTGTACTGGCCTACGGTAGTTTCATCAACATAAGGTGTTTTATCATAGTTTTCATTAAAATGATAACCGTCATCAATGAATTGTCCATGAACACCAATAGCTGTTTCTCCATCATTCCATTGCAATAAATCTCCATACACCCACTCTTTAGTATTAAGATTCTTCCCTCTGAATTTAATCTCACGCATTTGATCCTCCTTTCTTTAAAATATCCTCACAAGCTCTACTATCGCACCTTACCGGCTTTTGATGGAAGGCGCACCAAGCGTCCCCGTTTGCGTCTTCATCCTCGATAAGTCGGCAATCACCGCATTTATCTGTTAGGTATTTCTTGTCAAGGTATCCTTCCTTGATAAGCCATTCAATCATATTCACAACAGCATCTAAGACATTCTTTTTCATAACCTCATGCTTGCAGTCGTATCCCAGTTCTGTGTATTGGATGAACCAATACACGCTATCTTTTGTGATTTCCAAACTTAAATCGGGTCGGTTGCGTTGTGAAATCGTGGCAGGAAGCATGTTTATCAGCTTGGATAGAGACCAAGCGGGACAATCGTCTTGATATGAATGATCGTAATCAGGGCTATCTCTAAGAAGTACACTTTCTGTCAAAGTGTATGTCTCTCCATATACATCATAGAAAAACTTTCCTTTTTCGTCTTTACGGATATCCTCCCATGGCGCTATATTGCTTTCATCGTCAACATATAGTAAAACCATGTCCGCCGTCTCCGGTCTCACCCCGGCCTCTAATAGCCGGTGGGATTGTTCTTTATTCGTGCAAATTTGATTCATGATTTCTATTTATTAGCAAAATTTTAAATTCCATCTTTTCCCTTTAAGATTAGGGAAATGCCTTAATATCTCATCTTCAAGTTCCTCCTCTGATAACAGGGGAATTCTATGGTTGTACATAATATTCCCCATATATTTGCCTTCGCTATACACATGAATGGTTTTCTTTATTTTCTTCATGCTTTATCCTCCTTCTTGTTGATCGCCTCATGAAGCGAATTATACACCCGGGCGAATATTTTTCTTTGCTCTTTGTCTTTTAATGAGTCCGCAAACTTGTGCATGACCATCTTCTTCTTGTTATCCCAGATTATCCGTGCCTTATCCACGCCGTCAACAAACAATATATGCGGATATTTACCCCATTGTATCAATATGCCATTATCGATAAGATCTGTAATCTCCTTTGGCATTAGCTCTTTATTACGGGCCATGCCTATGAGCTTACCTTCCTCTCGCTCTATAGCCGACTTGGTTTTGTCTATCTCCTTTTGGAGATTAGATATAGCGTTGTTCTGCCTGTCCCATCTTCGCATAGTGGCCGGGCCGTTCCTCTTATCGTTAAGAGGTTGCCCGTTAGCGGAGGCTACATCCCCAAAGTGTTCGTTGATCTTTTTGTCTAATTTATCCTCTTTCTTTTTAAGAGAGGATTTTAGTATCTTTAGTCTACTCATATCTACCCCTCCTGAATAATTACGCACTCGATTTGTTCGTCATACGTCACGTCCACCGGATCGTACTCATACTCTCCATCGGACGTGCGGATCATTACCTCCGCTTCCGGGTCTTGCTCTTGGATAAGAGCGATTAGCTCTTTATTTCTCATGCTAATTTTCTCCTGTTGATTTAAAGGGGTATCCCTCGGACGGAATACCCCGGGTAAGTATTAGTTCTGCTCTGCGAGTTTCTTGAACTCCCCAAGCAACATATAGATAGTGGCGATATCGTCCTTGAAACGATCCACCGTTTCCTCGTTGATGCACCATGAGTAGTTGAATACCAAGTCCATCAGCTGGTCGCACACCTCGGAAGGCGTGGTGATCTTGTTCATGAACTCGTTGAAGGACGTGAAATCGTATTCTTTAGCCTGCATAGCTCAACTCCTCCATCTTTGAAAATCCCAATACTGTCATAAGAGAATCGAATTTGTCCACATACCACTCCGGTTGAGTTTCCTTCGGGTTGTTCTTGTTTATCTGATTCTCTCCGTATTCGAGTCCTTTCTTGGATATGGAGTTGAAATATTTGATCTTGCCTTTAGATGATTTACGTGATATACGTTCGATATATCCTAGCTCGATAGCCCTTTTGTAGAATTGATTCCGTGATACCTTGTAACCTTTCTCGTTGAGTAGATCGGTAGCCGACTTCATCACTCCCTTTGACGGTACGTAATCGGGCAATGGCAATCCAAGTGGCGTGGCTACCTTCTCCAGTAATGACAGCTTGGAAATGTCATTGAGGTTCAGCATCTCGCTTACGCCTTTCACCCATTCGATTCCGGCCCGGACTCTTGTCGGGGTGACGGACGATGGTCTGGATTGGTTAATTGATTTGCTTTCTTCCAGTCTTTCCTCGCAAGCGATGAAGTAACGGCGGGCTTGTTTGCCTTTCTCGCTTCTTTGGATCATTGATACTTCTTTCGCCATGCTTAATGTCATTGCGTAATCTTGAAGTTCTTGATTCGCAAGGGTGTTAAATACTTTACACCCTACATAGTCCTTGTTTTCGTCGAAACCGTACTGTAGTTGCCGATCAAACCAAGACTGGAATCTTTCTGTACAACCTAAAAAGTCGTACAAAGCTCTTGCGCTAACGGCTCTTTTACCGTTGCTTTCTGTGATGGGGATTAACGCCCCTACGTTTGTTGTAATTTCTGCCATTTTTGAAGTTCTTTAGGCATTACAGGAAAGTTTTGTGCTGCATCCCTATTTAGCAGGGCAAGCGAAAAGCGGTTGCTTCCGACCCGTTGAACTTCACCACATAGGCAGTGGGCGCATTAACGCTCCACACGGGAGAAACAACCGCTATATCATATAGATGCAACGATCTTACAAGCATAAAAAATGCCCGCTATATACGGCAGGCTTCCGCTTGCCTATGTGTATGAAGTTCGCTGCAAATATACCACTTCTTTCCAAAACGCCAAATGAAATCCTTGAAAAATTATCCCGCCCTGTCGAAAGCCTTCTCAAAGACCTCCGGCCTTAGCAAGGCGTTGCTTATCGCCGTGAACGCCTTCACGATCCCGGGCTGCTCATTTAAGTTTATTCTCACGTCCTTTCCGGTGACCTCGCTTGATAACCGGTCGCTCAGGTATTCCACCTTGTCCAATGCCAGATAGGATAGGGGATTGTAGGCTAACGGGACTATCTTACGCATCCTGTCACCGAAATCGCTTATCGTGATCCTCGACATCTGCGCCAGCATGTTTATCGTGGATGACAGGGATGCGATCCGGTTAGATGAGCCTGATACCCCGTGATCCAGCAATATCTGGCTGATCGTGTAGTAGTAGCGGTCTATGTGGGGCTGCACGTCCTCCTCCATGCTTTGCGTTATCTCGGCTAACACCTCCTTGTTGGCCTTGGCTATCCGGAAGATGTTCGTGTTATAAGCGTTAATCTCCCTCTCGATAGCGTTGGCCGTCCGTTTGGCGTTATGCCTGTAGTGCTCGCTATTCCTAATGACCTCCATGAGCGATACCGTGTAGTTATACGCTTGGTCGTTCACGAAAAGTACCATGTAGGTTAGTGAGGTGACAAGGCCGTTCGTGTCCTTGTCGATCTCTTCCCAATCGTTGTATTGCTTCATGACTTATTTATCGAATTTGATTTGGTACAGGTGGAAACAATTCTCGTGAAAGTTAACAAATTCCTTACGTGGAGGGAATATCTGCGCTACCTGCATGCTGTCCGGCATAAACTTGTATCGTATCTCTTTCAGTTCGTAATATCCGAGCGTGTGATCGGCGGATACGGACAGATGCCATTCACCCATTTCCTTATTTATGAGAATATCCTTTCCTTTGTAGGTGAACATACCCGTCTCGTAGACTCCGTGCTCATCCTCGATATGTTCATATATGAAATCGATCGGAAGCATCGTAAATGCCATTGGTAATGGCCGTTTATATTTCTTCAATTCCTCATTTGTCATTTTCTCTGTTTTTTTATTTATCTCATCATAGATGAATGCATCTTTCAACTATGATGAATGTCTTTCTTTAGAAAACTAAGTATATGTTGTATAACCTTGATAGTCCATCCATTGCCTAACAAACGGTATATCTGCGTATCAGAGCAATCCCATTTGTACCAATCAGGAACGGTTTGTAGCCTAGAGCACTCGATCGGGGTCAATCTCCGGATAGATGATGTCTCCACTAGGGTCATGCCATTAGCTTGTGATCCTTTATATGAGGAGGCCAGTAATGAGTTCGATTTTCCGTCTTGATCTTTCAAGTTTCTTTTTTGTCGTACACTAAGTATGGCATGGCTTCTTCCGCTCATCTCGGCTAACAAGGCCGGACATTGTCCATTCGCGTCATATACCCTGTTTTGTTGATATGGCTGGATACCCCCGCTTTCCTTACTCTCATTTAACTGGATAATACTATGGAGCACATTGTTCTGTTCCCATGCGTTTGACGATAAGGTTGGAGTCTTGCCACGGAAAACATTCCCTTTATTATTGCCCCTAGGTCTTTGCAGGATCAAGTCCATATCCGAATGGTTTCTTGCTCCATGGCCTCCAGCTAAGGGACATGAGGCTTTGTCCTGAGATTTTCTTGGTATACCGGAGGTATTTATGATCCTGCAATTATGTCTGGTGTCAAACCCTCCTCCGACACTGGCACGTTGGCATGGTGCCTTCCCGTTTACCGAGATAAAGGTCCCGGTGTTATTGCATGTGCCAACGGCCATCAAGGAGACCGCTTTATCCCCGTCGATCTGGGTGAATCGTTTCTCCATACGTTTATCGTTTGAGATATACCTAATGGCCTTCTCGCTCAGGTAATATTTCTTGTCAACCTCTTCCTCCAAGATATCCCTTAACAATATACCCTCGTCCTTTGGCTGCGGTATGTCTGAGTGGATCTCCCCGAACAGTCCGACCTTCCTTGTCCTTATGTTCGTCCAATACCACCGGTTCCGGTTCTGGGCCGACACCAAATTTGAGTTTATGTTGACTGGATGAACACCGCAATACTCAGTAATTACCCGCATGTGCTCTTTCTTCATGTTCACGTTCTCAAGCAAGAAGAACACATCCGGGTTCAGTGCCTTCACGTGGTTCAGTATGTCCACGAATACGAAGAAGAGCTTGCTTCGAGGATCATCGAAAGCCAGTTGTTTGCCGGCGAAAGAGAATCCTTGGCAAGGACTTCCTGCCAGTATGAGATCTATCGTTCCCCAATCTATCTCCCATTTCCTCCACTTAGTCACGTCCCCTAAATGTATCGTATCCGGGAAGTTCAGCCTCGTTTGGGATATGGCGAACTTGTCGATCTCGCTCGCATAATAATGCTCCGGTTCAATCCCGAGTTCTCTTAATGCGATCCTACCACAAGACATTCCGTCAAATAAGGATAAAACATTCATGTCTCTCTCGTTTTAGCAAAAACTACGCTTTCATGATCCGGCCTCAGATGGGCCATGCAAGCCTTGCTGTATTCGCAAAATCTCGCTCCTTCGTCCCGGAAGACGCATCCCCTGCACAGGATCTTGTTCTGGCCGTTATAGTACGGCCTGTACTTTTCCACGATAATTTTCATGTCTCCTACCAACACGATCAAACCGGTAGG